CATGTATATTTAAATCCTACAGAGTCAGAAGGTGGAGACATTGTATGTCCCTTCATCTGGCCCAAGAACGCCCTAAAGATTCCAACTTCTGAGTGGTGGAAAATGGGAATGATGATATTGGGAACTATGAACGGTTTGCAACATGCTAACGAATCCACTGATCCATTAACAGTGAACGTTTATGCGTATGCACGTAATGTGGAATTGGATACTCCAACTTCACAAGTTCCAGATACAATTGTTCCTCAAGGAGATGAGTATACAGGAGTGTTGTCAGCTCCTGCCCATACGTTGGCGAATTGGGCAGGGAAGCTTGCCGATGCTCCGATTATTGGTAAGTATGCTAGAGCTACGCAGCTGGTTGCCTCAGCTGTAGGAGGTGTAGCTCAGCTATTTGGTTTTTCTCGGCCACGGCAAGTTGATGAGAGTAATGTTGCTATAGTTCGTTTCACTGGGAGCTTAGCATCTACGAATGTTGGAGACACGTGTCAGACGTTAGCTTTAGATAGTAAAAAGGAAATTACTATTGATCCGTCAGTGACAGGTGCTGGACCTGAGGATCCAATGGCATTTATTCCAATAGCCATGAGGGAAAGTTATCTTACTACTTTCGATTGGAATGGAACTAGTCCAGAGGATTCATGTATATTCTCATGTCGGGTTAGACCTTTGTTAGGACAGGTCGATACAAATACAGATTATGTTCATATTATTCCTGCAGCTTGGGTCGCTGCTCCATTTATGTATTGGACAGGAAGTATGCTTTATCGTATCCAGGTTGTGTGTAGCAAATTTCATAGAGGAAGACTGAGAGTTGTTTGGGATCCAGATGATTATGACGGGACGAAACAAACCGTCTACAATATGAATTATAGTTCCATAGTGGATATTACCGAAACGACTGATTTGTGTTTTAAGATCGGATGGGGACAGGAAAAGTCCTATATGCAAGTTGGTGATATTGGCACTATAGTTCCTGGGTGTTATTCAAATGGATTATTAACAGGTACTGATGCGTTTTCCAATGGTACATTGAGTATCTTTGTGGTTAATCGAGTTACTTCTCCATCTGTCACAGATCCTAATATTAAGGTGAACGTTTTCGCTAGTGCGTGTGATGATTTTGAGGTGGCTTGTCCAAAGAAACACTCTTCTGTAGATAATTTCACTCCGGTGAATGATCTTCCAGTTTTAGTTCCTCAGAATAATCCCGATCCTCCAGATCCTCCCGATCCGCCTGATCCTCCTGGTCCATCGCCAGTTGAACCGTTAACAGCACAACCAGTAGGACTGTTGTGGAAGCTAAATCCTACTTGGAACAGTATAGATGCTACAGTGCAGAGCAATGGTGGCAAATGGGGTTTACTTGTACCGGAAGTTGGTGTACGACAGCTTGAACTTTTAGCTTATGGTGGACCTGGCGGTTCTACTCAAGATATTTCCTTCTTTTGGATAAATAATGGATCCAGTGCCGTAGATGTAGAAATGACAATTAATGGAGTATCAGCTGTTTCAGCTCTTGCTCCAAATATTGGAGCTTCTACTACTACAACTGTTCCAAACGTTTCTCTTGCAGAAGGAGTGAATTACTTGCAGGTAACCACCAATATTTCAGGCACCATTCGGCCTACTATACAATCTATCACAACTTCTGTGGAAGTGGGTATGATTGTAACTAGATATGCTCCAGCTGATATTTATGATCCTGCGACTGCTTCTCTTATTAATACAGGAGGTTCTGATGAGAAAGTAGAAGGAAATATCGGAGCAAGTCAGGTTATAGTAGCGCCTAGTGATGTTGTTGATGGTAGTCGTGCAACTCTAAATATGTGGGATGGAGGCACATTGAATGGAGTTACGTATGACAATACAACAACAGGTCCTGCAGGTACTACAGGTTACAGACCTTTGTGGGGACCAATGAATGGAGGTACGACAACCTTAACAGTTTCACCAGCACTACAGGCTGTACCTTCGTTCCAAGCTAGATTTGGAC